ATAACTAACTTTCCTGTCATACCAAGGAGAATGCCACTCGATTTTAAATACTTTTTTATAACCCATCTTAAACCTCCTCGTATGCAAAAACATCTACAAAAGATTGAAACAGAGGTTTCTCAGTTTGTCTTTGGTATGTTGTTTTGTTTTTCCAAACTGTAACACCCATAAAATTAGCAACGATAACCCTGTCGTCATGTTCTTCTAAATCTGGGTAGTCTAAAGAAATGATTAACATCTTTTCTCCATCAGGATATTCGATAGTTTCGGATTGTCCTTCACCAATTGGACACTCTTTAAGATATTTAACTAAATCCTCACCATCAAAACAATTAATGGCAATGTCTAATGTTTCAACATCAAACTCGAGATAGTTACATAAATCTATAAGAACTTCGTAGTTACTTCTTAACTGTTTAAATTTTGTCATAATGACTCCTTATATTGTTTTAGTAAGTGATACCTTTATATAGTATCGTGTGCGATTATAACATTAATTACTGGTATATATAAATTATTTACTACAAATAGATTTAATAAGTATTAACGAAATATCTACGAAGTCGTAACGAAGTGGTAAAGAATTGTTTTAAATGGACAGGGGAAAAATTTACAATCCGCTTTATTTTTATTTTTACTTTCAAATCCCTGGCTTTTTTTTGAAAACGATCTTAATAATCAATGACTTACAAAGAATTTTCTCAGAAAAAGGCATGGGGAGGGACCATAAACAGGCTCGATGGATTGCTGGTACATAACCCAAACCACAAAAAACGAAGTTTCAATAGTTGTGCCAAGAATACTGATCACATACTCAAGGCACAGACATTTGGAGAGAGATTTCCCTCGAAGCTGACTGTATATAATAGATAGTCGCTGGAAGGAAGATTCGATTTTGCCACCTTTTTTTTATATTGTCAAGCTCTAATATTTAAAAATATATTTATTTGCAGATTAATGTATTTATGTATATACTCTCGCAATATGACTGAAAAGAGAAAAGGTCCAGGTAACCCAGCTTTTTATAAAGGTATGAAGCCTCTGGCTAAGTCGCCTGGCAGACCTAAAGGTTCTGTTAATAAATATACTGTTCTTGCTCGTGAGATGATGACAGAGCGTGGTCCAATGATTGTCGAGAAGATTATTGATATGGCATTAGATGGTGATGTGCATTGTATGAAGATGTGTATTGATCGTATCTTGCCAGTACATAAAGCTGTTGATCCGAATAAAGCAAAACAACAATCACAGGTAGTTATTAATGTTGGTGCATCTACTGAGATACAAGAAAAGATAGCTAATACTGATCCTAAGAAAATTGTTAATCCAAAAATGAAATCAGATGAAGAAGTAATTATTGAGATGTCAGAAACACATGGCTGAACTCAATATTGACTTACATCCTGCCCAGTTAGAAATATTTAACTCTACTAAACGATTCAAAGTTGTTGCTGCTGGTCGTAGATTTGGTAAATCTCGTCTTGCTGCATGGATATTGTTGATAAAAGCAATACAGTCAGAAGATAAAGATGTGTTCTACATTGGTCCTACTTTTCAACAAGCTAAAGACATTATGTGGAATATGTTAAAAGAATTAGGACAGGAACTCATTGCACAAGCACATGAGAATACTGCTGTTTTGACTTTGATTAATGGCAGAAGAATATTTCTTAAAGGTTCTGATAGACCAGATACACTTCGTGGTGTTGGTTTGTCGTATGTAGTGCTTGATGAGTATGCATCTATGAAACCTAGCGTGTGGGAATTGATTATTCGACCTACTCTTGCTGATGTTCAGGGTGGTGCGCTCTTTATTGGTACTCCTGCTGGTAAAAATCACTTTTTTGACATTTATCGTGATGCTGTTGATGATGATGACTGGGATGCTTGGCAGTTTAACAGTACACATAACCCATTTATTCCTGAAAGTGAGATAGAAGCGGCTAGAAAGTCAATGTCTAGCCAATCTTTCCGTCAAGAGTTTGAAGCATCGTTTGAAACATTCTCTGGTGGTGTGTTTCAAGAGGAATGGTTTAAAACTGGTGAAGAACCTGACGATGGTAACTTTGTGATTGCTATCGATCCTGCTGGTTTTGAGTCTGTAGAGAAAGAAAGAAACCTAAAACGCTCAAGATTAGACGAAACAGCTATTGCAGTAGTAAAAATATGCCAAGACAAGTGGTGGGTGTACAAAATACTGCATGGAAGATGGAATATTAAAGAAACTGCTAGAAAAATACTCGATGCAGCCGTAGAAACTGAAGCAACTGCCGTTGGAATTGAAACTGGCTCACTTCGTAATGCAATTATGCCTTATTTGGAAGATGAAATGAGAACGCAGGGTGAATATGTGTCAATTCACGAGTTAAGACATGGTGGTAAGAAGAAAAACGACAGAATTGTCTGGGCATTGCAAGGAAGAATGGAACATGGGCAAATAACATTCAATGAAGATGAAGAATGGCGTGATTTTGTCGGTCAGATGGTTGATTTTCCTAATAGACTCTCCCACGATGACATGTTAGATGCCCTAGCGTATATCGATCAGGTATCTGTTGCTGATTTTGCTCATTCTATTGAATTAGATGATGATTGGCAGCCACTTGATGAGGTTGCTGGTTATTAATTTGTGTTTATTGACAAAATTTTATGTTATATTACGCTCAAATAAGTCTAATTAACAAAATTATATGTTTGACGACAAAGAATCAAAATATCAAGCATTAGCATCATGGCTAATGTATCGTTTAGAGTCTTGGAGAAACCACCGAGATACCAATTACTACCCTAAGTGGGATGAATACTATAGATTATGGCGTGGTGTATGGGCAGTTGAGGACAGAGTTCGCTCATCTGAGAAATCTCGTATCATTTCACCCGCCCTCCAACAAGCAGTAGAAGCATCTGTTGCTGAATTAGAAGAAGCCACATTCGGCAGAGGTAAGTGGTTTGACATTCAAGATGATTATTTAGACCAACAACCTCAAGATGCAGAGTATGTTCGCAACTTACTGCAAGAGGACCTAGAAAAAACAGGTTGTAAAGACGCTATTGCGGAGGTTTTTCTTAATGGTGCGTTATATGGAACTGGAATTGCTAAGATTGTAGTTGAGCAAAACGCAGAAATGATGCCAGTAGAGCAACCAGTCGAAGGAACGATGGCTATGGAGAGAACTTTAGCAGAAGTAAACTCTATAGATGTCAAGATTGAACCTATTTCACCTAAAGAATTTATCTGCGATCCATCTGCAAACAACATTAATGATGCATTAGGCGTTGCACACGAGGTAATTAAGCCTAGATACCATGTAGTTGAGGGTATTAGAAGTGGAATTTACAGAGATGTGCCACTTGATGGTAACTATGAAGCACAAGATTTTGGTTATGACTACGAAACTAAACAAGCAGACGAGTCTGATAGCGTAAAAATTACAGAATACTGGGGGAGAGTGCCAAAAAGATTCCTTAAAGCATCAAAAAATCAAGATGATTTTGAATATGATGCAAATGATGAGATGGTTGAAGCTGTTGTAACGATTGTTAATGATTCTTATATCCTAAGAGCAGAAGAAAATGCGTTTATGATGAAAGATAGACCATTCGTTGCTTACCAACATGACCTAGTTCCTAATAAATTCTGGGGTAGGGGTGTTTGTGAGAAGGGATACAACGCACAAAAAGCATTAGATACAGAAATGAGAGCAAGAATTGACTCTTTAGCTCTGACTACTACGCCTATGATGGCTGCTGATGCTACTAAATTACCTAGAGGTGTCAAATTTGAAGTAAGACCAGGAAAAACTGTGCTTACTAATGGCGACCCTAGACAAGCATTGATGCCATTAACACTTGGTACAACTGATCAAAGCACATTTAGTCAAGTTGCAGCACTAAATGCAATGGTTCAAATGGGAACTGGTTCTGCTGATATTGGAACTGCTGATCGAGCAACTGCTGGTGGTATGTCAATGGCACAATCAGCGTCTATCAAACGCCAAAAGCGTACATTAATGAATTTCCAGAATACATTCTTGATTCCTATGATTAATAAAGCGTTGCATCGTAAGATTCAGTTTGATGTTGAGCGTTATCCAGTTGTTGATGTTAAGTTTATTCCATATTCAACAATGGGAATCATGGCAAAAGAGTTAGAGATGCAACAAATGGTATCACTAATGCAGACTATCCCACAAGACAGTCCAGCATTTAATGCTATTTTGACTGCACTACTACAAAACTCTACGCTACATAACAGAGATCAGTTGGTTGCACAGATTACACAAGGTTCACAACCTAATCCAGAGCAACAACAGATGCAGATGATGCAATTACAAGTTGCACAACAGACTGCACAAGCAGAAATCAACAAACTAATATCTGAAGCTGCTGAGAATAATGCAAGAGCATTGAAGTATCAGACAGAAGCACAGAAGAACGCTCCTAATGATTTAGATATTCAAGAAAGAATAGTGAAACTACAGAAAGAAGCTGCTTCGATTCAGAAGATGCGAGTAGATATGGAGAATACGCAATCAGAAACTATGCGTAACATTCCAGAAGTAGAACATTTAAGGTCTGAAACTGCACTTAACCTGGCTAATGCTAGACAACAAGCAGTTAAGACTGTACTTGACACCCAGATACAATGAAGTCAGACGAACAATTTTACAGAGATCGATCAGACATGTTTGAATCTGAGGGTTGGAAAGATTTAAAAGAAGAATTACAGAACATTGAAAATAGCGTTAAAGATATAAGCACTATTGAAAATGAAAAAGACCTTTACCATGCTAAGGGTCAGTTGCAAATTCTAGGATTGTTACTCAGCCTAGAACAAGCAGCAAAGATAGCGATGGAACAAGTTGAGGAATCAGCCCCATCTTAATTTTAACTTCATAACCCGTAAGGGCGGAGGACATAGTAATGAGTATAGTAGTTGATAGCACACAAGAAAGTGTTGAACAGGTAACAGAAAATCAGAATATTAATGCTGAGGAAGTAACTGCGGCAGCTGAAGAAACAGTTGAAGCCGTAGAACAAGCTCAAGAATCAGTAGAAGATGAGGTAACAGCTGAACCGACTTATAATATTCCAGAGAAGTATGCTGGTAAATCACTAGAAGATGTTGTGCAGATGTATGAGAACCTGAAGATGAAATTCGATGACCATACCCAAGAAGTTGGAACATATCGAAAGATGATCCAGGAACTAACAGAAGCACGAAGCAATCAAGTACAAGAACAACCTAAAGAAGAATACAATTTTGAGGAGAATTTTTATGATGACCCGCAATTAGCGATTAATCATGCAATAGAAAATCACCCAGAGATTGTAAAAGCTAGGGAAGCTAATATGAAAGCACAGCAAAATGCTAGTCTTTCACAATTAGAAGCTAAACATCCAGATTATCTGGACATAGCACAGAGCAAAGAGTTTCAAGATTGGGTAGCAAAGAGTAAAGTTAGAACTAACTTGTTCTTTGATGCTAACGAGAAGTATGATTTTGATGCTGCTAACGAGTTATTAGATACATGGAAAAGTATTTCTATGATTGATAAGACTGAAAAAGTTAGGAAGCAACAAGAGAAAACTCGTAACCAAGCAATGAAACAAACTGCATCTGAAACTAGAACTGGCGGTGATTCTGTAGGTGGTAAAAAAATATACAGAAGTTCAGATATACAAGAACTTCGTATGCGTGATCCAGACAGATATGCGGCTTTAGCAGATGAAATCTATGAAGCGTATGCTGAGGGTCGAGTTAAATAATATTCAAGGAGAATAAAAATGGCAAACTCATTTGCAAGTGGCTCTACAGTTACTACAACGATTGCTGGTAATTTCATTCCCCAACTATGGTCAGATGAAGTTATTGGTGCTTATAAAGCAAACCTAGTTGTTGCTAACTTAGTAACAAAACTTAACCATAAGGGTAAGAAAGGTGATGCAATTAATATCCCAGTTCCATCAAGAGGTTCTGCGGCTCTTAAAGCAGCTAACACACAAGTAACATTACAAGATGATACTAATAGTGTTGTTACTGTTACTATCAACAAGCATTATGAATACTCAAAACTAATTGAAGATATTGCTGAAGTACAAGCTCTAGCTTCTATGAGAAAATTCTACACAGATGATGCTGGTTATGCTCTTGCTAAGCAAGTTGATGACGATTTATTCGCATTAGCTGAAGGCTTCCAAGGTGGTACAGTTGGTGGTACAGGTGCTGCTCTTTATGAGAAAGCAGTAATCGGTGGTTCTGGTACAACTTTATTTACTGGTGCTACAGATAACTCTACAGACATCGATGACGATGGTATCCGTAGAATGATTCTTACACTAGATGATGCTGATGTTCCTATGGACAATCGTTCTATCATTGTTCCTCCAGTAGCTGCTAACGATATGCTAGGTATCGCTAGATTTACTGAGCAGCAGTTCATCGGTAATGGTGATGCAATCAAGACTGGTAAGATTGGTCAAATCTATGGTGTTGATGTATATGTTTCATCTAACTGTCCTACTATCACTACTGGCGATGCAGCTTCATGTAGAGTTGGTATGATTTTCCACAGAGATGCACTTGTACACGCTGAGCAAGTTGGTGTTAGAACACAAACTCAGTACAAGCAAGAGTACTTAGGTGATCTATTCACAGCTGATACACTTTATGGTGTTGCAGAGCTTCGTAATAACGCTGGTGTAGCGTTCGTAGTTCCAGCTGCTTAATAGTTGACATACAAAGCCCCTTCTTCGGAGGGGGTTTCAATATGTTAATTAGGAGGTTATATGCCAGTTTATGAATATCATTGCATTAATAATCATAGCAGCGATCATGTATCTCGTTTTGATGACAGAACACAACCACAAATCTGTCCAGAGTGTGGTGAACCAGCAAACTATAAACAAACCTTTTGTACTAATGTACAATACGGAATTACATCGTCTGGCAAAACTTGGAACACAACACACGAGTTAAGAGATAGATGGAACAAAAGAGAAAACAAAAGAAACAATACAGAAGGTAAGAGTTATGCTTGATATACTTGAAGATAGCACAGATGGCATCGAACTAGATCGAGTTAAAGATAAGATTCGTCAGATATGGCAAACCATACTTATGCAAGAGTATGAGTCTGAATACGGACACATGAAAGATGATGAAGAAGATTACAAGACTCTTGATCAATATTGTGCTGAGAACGCATTGTATTTTCCTGGAGATAAAGAACCAGAAGATGAAACATCTAGTATTGTTAAGATGCTAGAAGATATGTTTGACCCTAAAGAAGAATTAGAATCAGTTAAGTCAGAAGGCAAAGCTCCAACTTATGGCGGTTCACAACTAAAAGAAAACAATGAGAAAGGTAATGTAGAAACTACTACATACGAATACACTCATACATCTACCAAAGCACCTTCAGACTCTCAAACTAAAGCAAAATCAAGCGTTTATGAGCAACATCATGGTAAGATGGCACCTAGAAAAGATAGTGCAGTTAAAAGACAATTTAAACCTATGATTGATAAACTTGTTGA